GGAGGTGGCTGCCAGTATTGCCGAGTCGCACAACCAGACAACCGACGAGCCGGAGGCGAAAGCCGACGAGAAGCTCGACACCAATACACCCGCCGGCGATGAACATTCCGCCGGCGATGATTCCGCCGCTCCCGATAAGGGCGACGATGACAAGACCTCTACCAACGCCGCCGACGCATGGCGCGCCGACGACGAGGTGAAGGCCTTGGTTTCCGCGTACGGCATCACTGACGACGAACTCGCTCAGTTTTCCAACCGCGATGAACTCGACCGTGCGATGACGTTTCTGGATCGCGCTGCCCTTAAAGCGGGACACGCAACCGCCGAAGAGACGACGCCGAAGGAAACGCCCAACAAGGAAGTCGCCAAGCCTCGGACGCCGGATGGCAAGTTTGCGCCGTCGCCCAAGGACGAAGGCGAGACCCAGGACAGTGAGTTTTTCATCAGCGAAACGGACTATGACGAGGGTGTAGCAAAACCCTTCAACAGCTTCATCAAGCACGCGACCGCAAGGATCGCTGCACTTGAGGAAACTATCGCCGCCTCTGCCGCCACTCTGGAGCAAGAGCGGTTCGATTCGCGGGTTGACTCGCTCGATCACCCGGAACTCTTCGGAGTCACCGGCAAGGAAACCGACGAGCAACTGAAGAACCGAAAAACGCTGTTCATGGAAGAGGAGGCGTATCTTCTCGGTCTCGGCAAACAGGGTCGCAAGGTCAGCAAGAGCCAATCAATGACGCAACGAGTCGCCAGGATGGTATTCTCGGAGCATCTTACCAAACAAGAAATCAAACAACGCACTACGCGCCTTTCCAAGCAGTCGAACATGCGAATGGGAGGTTCCTCGACGACACCTGTCGAGCGATCCCCGAGCGTCATGGATAAGATGCAGGCGTACTACGACGAGCTGGAGCGAAGCTAGTGCGATAGGGAGTCTTTTTCATGGCTTTGACAATCGAAAAACTCGACGACTTCATCCATGCGTATCAGCAACAGCACATCATGGGGAGGTGGCAGGACATCAGCCTGCCGTTGCAGAAATACTACTTCGCATCGCGTCTCTTTGACCGTGCGAACAAGGCTGAGATGACCGGGGCGTTGTGCAAGTGGAAGCTGGAGGTCCGGAACCCCGACAACTTCCAGGTCGTCGGTCTCTATCACCGAGACTCGTCCAACCGCGTGAATGTCCTCGACGAGGGCACGATGCCCTGGGCGATGACCACGACCAACTACCACTACGACATCGACGAGGAGGTGTTTGGTCAGGGGTGCGAGCAGATCGTCAACTACATCCGTCTTCGGGAAGACGGACTGATGAAGGACTTCTTCGCCGGCATGGAAAATCTCATGTTCGGCGCAGGCCCTTCCAGCCCGACACAAACGCCGACTCCCCCGAGCAGCTTGCTTTGGTGGATCACTGCGAACGCGACCGAGGGCTTCAACGGTGTTGAGCCGACCGGGTTCGAGTCGACCGGAGTCGGCGGCATCTCCTGTACGGATTACGAGGGCTGGAAGAATCGGACCTTCGCCTACAAGACGATGGACCGAAACGACTTCGTCGAGAAGACCATCAACTCGATGGACCTCTGCGAGTTCAGCCCCATGATCGAAAGGCCCGACATCGCGCCGAGTCGCCCGGACTGGGAGCTGTTGACCACGCATAGCCGAATCGCTGAGGCGAGGAAGCTGTTGCAGTTGGGCAACGACAACATCGGTGACGACCTGGCGGCTCACTCGGGCAAGGTTTTCATTCGAGGCGTTCCGATGGTCTGGGTTCCGGCGTGGACGAACCAAGCCAGTATCAACAAGCGAACGGATGGAATCGTCCTTGGCGTCAACTGGCCGACGTTCAAGTGGTACTACCAGAAGGGCCGCAACATGCGGAAGTCCAAGCCGTACCAGCATCCCGAGATGAGCAACGTCCGAATCCGGAAGATGGACGATGCCGGCCAGATCGTGTGCTTCAACCGTCGCGCGAACTTCCGAGGCTACTGCACGGACACTGTGACCGAAACGACATAGGCGTCGGTCTCGGCTTAGCGTTTGTTCCCTTACTCACAACATCACATTTGCGAAAGATATTTCAATGAACACTTCTTGGGACGAAACAGACGGCAACGGTCTTTCTGGCCGCCTCTGGAGTCGGTTTTTGCGGGACGGGATTCTGATTTGTCGGGATCGCTCCCTGGGCATCGGCTTCTTCGACGACTTCTTGGAGTTCCAGGCGAGTACCCTGGAGGGTCCGTACCTTCTCCTCGAAGGAACCAATTGCTCGATCGAGCAAGTTGCCGATACGGGCGACAGTGCAACGACGGGCCTTGGCCTTGTCAAGATGATCCTCGACGGCAACGCGGCCGCCGACGAGGTTGTCTTGCAGCGGGGACGCGGCCTGTCCGCCCCGTTCAAGCTGGCCGACAAGACGCTCTGCTTCGAGGCTCGCCTGAAGGTGGACGCGATCACGGCCGCCAAGTGGGCGTGGGCGGTTGGCCTCGGTGAGGTTGGCATGGGTGCGACGGATTGCCTCTTTGTCGACACCACCAGCATCTTGGCCGACAAGAACTTCCTGGGCTTCGTGAAGCTGCAAGGCGAGGGCGCGGCGGTCGATGGTGCCTACAAGGCCGACGGCCAGACGTACCAGGATGGTGCGACCAAGACGAAGCTGGACTCGCTCGCGACGATGGTCGCCGGCACGTTCGTCAAGATCGGTTTCCGCTACAGCCCGCACCCGAAGATGATCCAATGGTTCGTCGACGGTGTCGAGATTGTCGCGGCCCGACTGCTCGCCGACGAGATCGACGCCGCCACGTTCCCCGACGACGTCTTCCTGGCCCCGATCATCGGAGCCAAGGATCACGCCGGAGACGCGGCTTTCGGAATGACCATCGACTGGCTGGCATGCGCCCAGGAGGCGTAAGCCACACCTGACGCCGACATTAGCCGGCGGTTCGTGACAGGATCACGGCCGCCGGCTTGCGGCGTTGAGAGGGTTAGTTTTTCAGTCCATAGACAGAAGATTGTCGGCCATGCTCAGCTTCTTCACATCGACCGCCGGAAAGTGGCTCATCTGCATCACGATCATTTCTGTTGCTGTTGCGGTTTCGCTTCGGCAAGTCAGAAAGATCATGGAGCCACCGAAGCCACCCCGCTCTGAATCGTTCGTTGTCGCCGACGTGCCCAACGGCTCGACGATCCTCGTCAAGGCTGGTCTCCGTGATCGGCAAACGCGAACGGTCACGCTCCAACACATTTCAACTCCCGATGCGGCCGACAAGTATTTTGTTGCGGCAGTCGCCAATCTGAAAAAGCTCGCGGGAGACACGATCCGTGTCGAGACGACTTCGCGCGGCCGGTTGTTCGGGGAGGCCCCCGATAGCAAAGAGCAGCCGGTTGATGCCACCGAGCCGGAGGCCCACGGCCCGATTCAAAAATGCTCTATTTGCGGCGGCACAGGGATTGAAGTAATTGATAAGTCTAAGATGTCGCAAGCGGCCTTCGCTGTTTGGTTGGACTGTCATGTCGGGAAGTGCCAAAGATGCAAGGATGCAATTCTCAATAATGAAAAATGCCCAGACATTTCTGAGTTTTGCGATGAGGCCAACGCGAAGTGGAATAAGATCACCGAAAAATTGAAGGATTTCGATCCAATTCAACAGCCTTGTCTGTGTGTTGAAATGACTACAGTGGTTGAGCCAGAGTCAAGAGGCCCGATCCTTGGAGTCGCCTACGGACAATTCGGCGAATGCCTGAACCTCGCTCAAATCATGGATGGCTATGCTTCTTGCCTTCCATCGGCCCCAAAGGAATGGAAGCGGCAAGAGGCGGTTGCGAAGAAAGCCAAAAAAGGAATCTGGAGCAACAAAAATGGGAAGTGAAATATCCGTCCTGCTGGGGTTCTTCGATTGTGGTCATTCGCAAGCCGATCTACAGTTGATCGTTGCGCCGTTCGCCGCTCTTGCGCACACGATCGCCAACGGATCGGCGAATTGCCAAACGCGGGATGCTCTTCGTTATCTGTTACTGTCAAAAGACGCGGCCGTTCGTGCCGCGTTACTCAAACCCGGAAGGATGTAATCATGGACTTCGGAATTTTGAAAACCATCGGCGGCGTGTTGGCTCTGTGTGTCGCGTTGGCAATCGTGTTGCCGTGGGTTTGGTCGGTGGTCAAGAAGTTCTGGCCATCCGCTTCGACCTCGACAACCACGGGCAGCGTGATTCAACAGGTCGCCAGCAAGGCCGCCATCGCTCTGGTTTGGTCGGCGGTGCAAACGATTGTCCAGGCGGCTTACGCGCAGGGTGACACGGCTACCGCCACTGCGGCTCTCGCGTTGTTGCCCCAGGTTCATACCTGGGACGATGGCAAGACTGACGTGGCCACCGCGGCGGCTGCGTGGAATGTAACGACCGTCCAAGAGAACCCAACGGCGGCGGCCCTGGCATCCCTGCAATCGCAGGTTGCGGAACTCTCGGCCAAAGTGGGAGGCTAGCCCACTATGACCCAGGCAAAGAAAATCCTACTGCTGCTTGCTGCCTTGCTCTATCTCGCTGGAATGGCGGCGGATTCGTCGCTGGTCCCGGCGATCGGCGGCAAGTTGGA